CGCCCGATGAGCGCGAACGTGCTCTCGATGAAGCCGGTCGGCCCGGTCGCGGACGCATGGCGGCGCTCGAACGCGTTCATCACCGGGATCATGGGGCCGGTGGGATCGGGCAAGACTTCGACCGGCGTCGCGAAATGCTTCCACATCGCGATGAAGCAACGGGCGATGCCCGACAAGCGGACCGGGATCCGCTGGCGGCGCGCGCGGATCGGGGTGATCCGCGACACCTATCCGAACCTCGACAGCACGGTACTCGCGACCTGGCACGCGTGGGTGCCGCGCGACGTCGGCCGCTACACGCACGACGCGCCGCGCCGCCATCTCGTCCAGCTCAAGATCTCGGACAGCGAGATGCTGCAGCTCGAGATGGTGTTCATCGCGATCGGCGACAAGCGCGTCGAGGACGTGCTGCGCGGGCTCGAGCTGACGGCGGCCTGGCTCAACGAGGCGGACCGCGTCGCGCAGGACGTGATCGCCTATCTGATGGGCCGCGTCGGCCGCTACCCGGGCGCGAAGCTCGGCGGCTGCGTCGATCCGCAGATCTTCCTCGACCTCAACGCGTTCGACACGGAGAATTATCTCTATCCGCTGCTCGTCGAACGCGAGACCGGCGGGATCGGGCACAATGGCGGGCCGCCGCTCGACGACGCGGCCGAGCCGCGCGCGGGCGACCGCCCGACGGTCGAATTCTTCGTCCAGCCGCCCGCGATCCTCGAGAACAACGAGGTCAATCCGCGGGCGGAGAACCTCGCCAATCTGCCGCCCGACTATTACCGGATGCAGGTCGCGACCGCGACAAACCGCGACTATGTCGACCGCATGCTCCGCAACAAGCTCGTGCCGCCCCGGCACGGCCAGCCGGTCTATCCGGAGTTCGACTTCCAGGAGCATGTCGCGACGGCGGCGATGGCGCCGGACCGATCGCGCAAGTTGATCTGCGGGCTCGACGCGGGGCTGACGCCGGCGGCGGTGTTCCTGCAGCGCAATTCGCTGGGCGAGATGCGCGTCCTCGGCGAGCTCGTCGTCTTCGCCGAAGGCGAAGAGATGATCGGCAAGGTCGGCGCCACGCGTTTCGGCCAGGCGCTGAAAGCCTATGTCGCGGAGAATTTCGCGGGCTTCGACATCGAATATTATTGCGACCCGGCGGCGAAGGATGGAACCGACAACAGCGGCAACGAGCAGAGCTGGCTGCAGATCGTCGCCGCGCAGATCGGCAAGCGGATCCGGACGGCGAGGACGAACCGGCTGCACGTCCGCCTCGAGGCGGTACGGCGGCCGATGATGGTGCGCGGCGGATTCCTGATGAACCCGAGCTGCAAGATCCTGCGGAAGGGCTTCGTCGCCGGCTATCACTACCGAAAAGTCGCAGTCGGCGACGGCACCGGGCGGTTCGAGCACGAGCCGAACAAGAACATGTACAGTCATGTTCAGGATGCCCTTCAATATGCGGCGATGGCCGACGGTGAAGCCATCGCCGAAATACTTGGCAAGGATCGCAGGCGGGCTCGCCGCGACAAGCCGCGCGTCAATCACGGCGGCGGCTATTTCTCAGGAGGCAGGTAATGGGTGTTGTCGGGAAAATTCTATCGCCCGTGATCTCGCTGCTGGCAAAGCCGAAGGCGCCCAAGCCGCAGGCGCAGACGCCGGCGATCACGCGCAACGACGCGGCCGAGCGGGCCTATGCGCTCGACGAGATCCGCAAGCGCAAGGGCTACGGCGCCAATCTCATCACCGGCGCCGGCGGCGCCGAGGCCAGGACGTCCGGCGGCAAGACGCTGCTCGGCGAATGAGGAGGAAATCATGGGAACGACGGAAAGCATGGAAAATTCCGGGGAGACCGAAATCGCCGCGACGGTCGTCGAGGAAGACGACGGGACTGAAGCCGAGGGCGAACAGGGCGGCGACGGACAGGAAGGCGGTTCGGGACCGGACCCGCACGCGGAAACGCCCGCGCCGTCCTTCCTTGCGCTGCTCGATCTTTCGATCGACGCGCTGGCGGAAAGGATCGATGATCTCGATCCGGATCAGCTCGAGGCGCTGCGCGAGGCCGAGGCCAAGGGCAAGACGCGCAAGGGCGCGCTCGCCGCGATCGACGCGGCGATCGAAGCCCGCGCCGGGGGCGTGCCGGTATCGCCGGTCACGGTTCTGGCCGTCGCCGACGACAGCGCGGCTGCGGAACCGGGCGAGCGGGCGATCACGCTGGTGTTCTCGGATGGCGACGTCCAGCTCGACACGATCGAGCCGTTGGGGATCGAACGCAGCAGCCTGCAGCGTTCCGGCAATCGCTTCGTGCTTGCCGAAAAGATCGCGCTCGGCGGTTCGCTCGATCCGGTCGCGATCACGCACGCCTGGCTGCTGGCGGACGGCGAGCCGTGGCGGCGGTGCGAGATCCCCGGCGGGATCGGCGCCGGCGGCGGGCGGCTGGTCGAATTTCCCGCCGGACACCTGATTTTCTGACCTGACATGCGGGGAGCATGACGATGTTCGACTTCGATACGATCCAGCGGCGCCAGAGCCAGATGGAAACCGAGCGTTCCAACTTCGAGTCCGGCTGGCAGGATGTCGGAGATCTCATGCTTCCCCGGCAGGCCGAATTCCAGGGCGTCAACATCACGCAGGGGATGGCGCGGACGACGCGGATCTTCGACGAGGAGGCGATGCTGTCACTTAACGACGGCGTCGCGGTGTTCGAGGGCTATGTCATCCCGAAGGGGCAGCGCTGGCAGCGCTTCGAGCCGCGCGACCGCGCGCTGCTCAAGATCCAGCGGGTGCGCGCATGGTACGAACAGAAAACCATCCAGCTTTTCGAACTGCGCGCGGCGCCGCTGTCGGGCTTCGAGACACAGACGCACGAAAGCATCGCCTCGCTGATGGCGTTCGGCAATCAGGGCATGTGGCCGGAAGTGCTGCGCGACCCGCGCGGCAAGCCGCTGGGCCTGTTCTACCGATCGGAGCATCTGGGCGGTCTGTTCGTGCTCGAAAACGCCTATGGCCGCGTCGACACGGTCCATCGCCGGTTCCGGCTGCAGGCGCGCCAGGCCGAGCAGAAATGGGGCGAGCGCGCGCCGGAATGCGTGAAAAAGTCGATGCGCGACAACAAGCCGCTCGAGACGCACGAATATCTGCACGTCATCGAACCGCGCCGCGACCATGATCCGGCGCGGCTGGACTTCAAGGGCAAGCCGATCGCGTCCTGCTATGCCTCGCTGGGGGACAAGGTCATCTTCGACGAAGGCGGCTATCGATCGATGCCGCTGATCTTTTCGCGTTACGAGAAGGCGCCGAGCGAAACCTATGGTCGCGGCCCGGCGATGAACGTGCTGCCGGCGGTGAAGGCCGCGCAGCAGATCATGCGCGATCTCGTCACGGCGATCGAGTTCATGGCGCGGCCCGCGCTCGGCGCGACCGACGACATGCTCGACCAGATCATCAACTATGCCGCCGGCGAAATCACCTATGGCGCGATCGACGAGCGCGGCAACCGGCTGGTGCAGCCGCTGTTCGAGGGGATCGACATCCAGGGCGCGATGGCGTTGCGCGACGATGTGCGCGCGATGATCCGCCGGGCCTTCTTCGTCGACCTGATGCGGGTGCGCGAGGAACAGAAAACCCATCTGCTCAACGCCGACGTAATGGAACAGCTTTCGGAAAAGGGCATCCTGCTTTCCCCGCTGGCACGGCAGGAAACCGAATGGTTCGACCCGATGACCGCGCGCGAGATCGATCTGATGGGCGAGATCGGGCTGCTCGACGACATGCCGCCCGAAGTGCGCGAGGCGGGCGGGGTCTATCAGATCCGCTACGAGAACCCGCTCAAGCGCGCGCAGGAATCGGGGGCGGCGGCGGGCTATTTCCGGACGCTCGAGGCGTTCACGCCGCTGTTCCAGGTCGATGCCGGGGCGCTCGAGGATTTCAAGCAGCGCTATCCGCTGTCGAAGGTCATTCCGCGCGTCGCCTATATCAACGGGGTGCCCGCGGAATGGGAAGCGAGCGAGGATGAGCTTGCCCAGGCCGAGGCCGACCGCGCGCAGGCGCAAGGCGCGCAGGAGCTGCTCGCCGCCGCGCCGATTGTCTCGAAGGTCGCGAGGGACCTGAGCGGCATTCCGGGAGGCGGCGATGGCATCCCCGCGTGAGGAAGCGGAACGGATCGCGCGCGAGGGGACGTCGCGATCGGCGCAGCTGCGCCGCCAGATCCGGCGGCTGTTCGACCGCTCGCTGCCCTGGCAGCGACTGTTCCGCCCCGGCGGGGACTATTCGCCCGACGCGATCGCGGTGCTCGCGGATCTCGCGCACGAGGGCTTCCTCAACCGCCCGACCTATGACGACGATCCGCGCCGGCACGCGCTGAACGAGGGAAAGCGCATGATCGCGCTGCATGTTTTCAAGAGCTTGCGTCTCGATACCGAGAGGCTTGCTGCGCTCACCAAGCAACTGAAGGAGACCGAAGATGAGTGAACTGACGGGGGACGGCGGCGGCAACGGCGGAGCGGTCGACGGCGGCGCGGGCGGCGGCAGCGCGGGCGGCGGCGGCGCGGCACCGGCCTGGCTGACGGGGCTGCCCGACGATCTGCGGGCGGATGCCACGCTGAGCCGCTATGCCGATGTCGAGGCGCTGGCGCGCGGACATATCGAGGCGCGGCGGGTGGCGTCGAGCCGCGTGCTGCTGCCCGGCGCCGACGCGGGCGACGATGCGTGGGGGAGCTTTTACGACGCGATCGGCAGGCCGAAGGACGCCGCCGAATACGAGATCCCGCTGCCCGACGGGGATAGCGGCGAATTCGCCGACGCGTTCCGCCCGGTGGCGCACAAGATCGGCTTGCAGCCGCAACAGGTGAAGGGGCTCGCGGACTGGTGGAACGGCCATCAGGCCGAGTTGATCGCAACGGAAAACCAGCGCTCGATCGCGGATATCGACGCGCTCAGGACCGAGCTGGGCGACCAGTACGCACCGCGCCTCGAGGCAGCACGGGCGCTCGCCAAGGCCGCCGGGATCACCCCCGAGGTCGCCGACGCGCTCGACGTCAGGCTGGGCAGCGCCAACCTCGTGCGGCTGATGATGGAGCTCGGCCAGCGCGCGGGCGAGCATGGCCGGACGGACGGCGACGTCACCCCGATCGGCGGCGCCGGCGATCCCGACGCGGCGCTGACCGCCAGGATGAAGGACAAGGACTGGCGCACAAAGCTCGCGTCGGGTGATGTCGGGGTCAAGGCGGAGTATGACCGGCTGGTGAAGGCGGCGACGCAAAAGGCGATGCGTACCGGCGCATAGAATGGCGGCTTGACAGCGACTCGCGTCCACGTATTTTTTGGAGCGTCCAGTTTCGGGGGTCTGGTCAAAAAATCCCCGACCATCCGGACACCCCGCGCCCGATCGGCCCGGCCCCGGTGCATCCGCGAAAGCAGCGGCGTCGATGCGGACGTAAAAACGCCAGACCGGCCCGGCGGCATGCCGACACCCCGATCGAAACTTCGAACAATCGCAGTTTTGATGGGGGCATTTATGCCGGAGAATTGGGCAGATACCACGCGTACCGTCTCGTTCCGCAAGGCGGTCGAATTCCAGCTGAACGAACAGCCGGGCAAGCTCAAGCCGCTCGCCAGCCAGGCGGGCTACGCGGGCAAGAAGGCGCAGATCGAGGATCGCTTCGACGATCTGGTGGCGCGCGAGATCAGCACACGCAACAGCGACACCGTAAACGACGATACCAACGTCAACCGGCGCTGGATCGTCAAGCCGAAGCGGGCAACCGTGGCGCCGCTGCTCGACCCCGACGATCAGATGGCGACCGAAGTCGACATCAAGTCGCCGCTCGCGGTGGGCGTCGCCAAGGCGATCCGCCGCTACCAGGACGACAAGTGGCTGCAGGGCTTCTACGGCACCGCCTATACCGGCGAGGAGGGTGCATCGACCGTGCCGTTCAAGGCGGCGAACATCATGGAGGTCGATTACAGCACCTCGGGCACGCCGAGCGGGCTCACGCTCAACAAGCTGATCGGCATGAAGAAGCTGATGACGCAGCGCTTCGTCGATCTCGAAGCCGAAATGCCGATCATCATCGTGACCGCGTCCCAGATCGAGGACCTGCTGAAGATCCAGCAGGTGCAGTCGGCGGACTTTAATCCGCAGGCGACGCAGGCGCTGCAGAACGGCAAGGTGACGGAGTTCATGGGCTTCCGCTTCATCCCCGCCGAAATCGGCAACAGCGGCGCCTATCCGCTGTCCTCGACACTGACGGTCGACGGCAGCGGCTATCGCCGCCTTCCCGTGCTCGTGCCGAGCGGCATGCATTTCGGCACCTGGCTCGACTTCGAGGGCCATGTCGACATGCGCGCCGACAAGAATCACAGCACGCAGATCGCCGGCTACACCTGCGGCCAGGGCACCCGCGTGCTGGAGGACAAGTGCTTCCAGATCCTCTGCGTCGAAGCATAGTCCGGGGGCGGGGCGGCCTTCGCCAGAGGGTCGCCCCATGAGCCGGAACAACGAAGGAACAGGATTATGGCTCAGGGTTATTCGGCAGAAATGGTGGGGGTGATCGACGGTTCGCTCGTCCCCGAAATCAAGGCGGACGGCCGCGTCATCAACGCCAAGCTGCGCACGTTTCAGGCGACGTTCGATCTCTCGCTGGCGGCGGTCAAGAAGGCGAGCGGCGACACCAACGTGCTGTTCAGACTGCCGCGCGGCTACAAGCCGATCATGGGGGTGCTGCTCGCATCGGCAACGATGGGCGGCACCGCGACGATCGCGATCGGCAACGCCTCGACGCCCGCCAAATATCGCGCGGCGGCGACGTTCACGACGGCGAACGTGCCGACGCCGTTCATGCTCTCGTCGGCGGGCGACGACGCGCCCCTGACGGACGAGGAGACCGTGATCATGACGATCGCGGCGGCCGACCTGCCGGGCAGCGGCATCCTCCAGATCTGGATGCTCTGCAGCGGGCGCTGAGCGCGCGACGATCTTCGCCGCCCGCGGGCGGCGGGGGTGCCGCCGGGCAGGACCGGATGATCCGGGGGTGAGCCGAGCCCGGCGGCACATCAATTCCAGGGGGAGCGCGCGGTGAGCGTCCAGCGATCGCAGACACGGATCGTAAACCGGGCGGCAGCGCTGATCGGCTCCACCGAACGCATCGAACATATCGACGACGGCACCGCGCTCGCGCTCAGCGCCAAGGCGCTGTGGGACGAGACGCGCGATTTCCTGCTCGCTTCGGGCAACTACAACTGCGCGGTAAAGCGCGCGCGTCTCAACGCGCTTGCGGAAGTGCCGCTGTTCGGTTTCGAACGCGCCTTCGCCTTGCCGGGCGACTGCATCCGCTGGCTGCCCTGGGGCAGCGGCGACGAGAATTTCTTCGAAGGCACCGAGGAAAACGGCGCGATCCTGACGGATGCGGAAGCGCCGCTCGCGATCCGCTACGTCTTCCGCCTCGAGGATGTCGGGCGATGGTCGGCGGCGCTGACCGAGGCGATGACGAAGACACTCGCCGAGCAGCTCGCCTATGCCAGGACCGGCGATCTTTCCGCCGCCGATTTCTTCGCGCGGCAGGGCGACGCGGGACGGCGATCGGCGCGGCGCGCGGACGGGCTTGCGACGGGCCTGCGCGACCGGCGCGCGGCGACGGCTTCGCGCTGGCTGGACGCGCGGCGATGAGCACCCAGCCCCGGATCCAGACGAGCTTCAACGCGGGCGAGCTTTCGCAGCGCATGCGCGGGCGCATCGACCAGAACGCCTATGCCAACGGGCTTGCCGAAATGACGGGCTATGTTCCGGCGGTGGAGGGACCGGCGATCGCGGCGCCCGGGACCTGTTATGTCGAAGCCGCGCGGGGGCCGTGCCGGCTGATCCCGTTCGAGTTCAACGTCACGCAGGGCTATGTGATCGAGGCGAGCAACTTCTGGCTGCGCTTCTACACCAACGACGCGCGGATCGAGACGAGCCCCGGCATCGCCTATGAGCTGGCGGCGCCGTGGAGCCATGAGCAGCTGGCCGCGCTCTATTACGAGCAATCGGCGGACGTGCTCTACATGGTGCACGGCGACGTCGCGCCGCGCAAGCTGACGCGGACGACGGCAACGAGCTTCGCGCTTGCGACGCTCGACCTGCAGAAAGGCCCGTTCGAGGACGGCAACAGCGACGAGACGATCGACGTAACCCCGTCCGGAGTGACGGGTTCGGTGACGCTCACCGCGTCGACCGGGATATTCGAGGCCGGCGATGTCGGCGGGCTGTTCCGGATCGAGGCGGAAGATTTCAACGCGGTGCCCGCCTGGGAACCCGGGATCGAGATCTCGGCCGGCGACTATCGCACCTGGGGAAACCGCGTCTACCAGGCGGGCAGCGGCGCGGACCGAACGGGAACGGTGCCGCCGATCCACGGATCGGGCACCGAATGGGACGGATCGGGCAGCGGTGAGGATGTCAACGGCAACGGTCCTTATGGCGTGCCGTGGACCTATGTCCACGATCGCTACGGCATCGTGAAAATCACGGGGTTCGTGTCGGCGACCGAGGTGACCGGCACGGTTGTACGCCGCCTGCCCTTCACCACGGGGGGCACCGCCAGCTGGCGCTGGGCGTTCGGCGCCTTTTCCGCGCGACGCGGCTATCCCTCGGTCGTCACGATCTGGAACGAGCGGCTGACCTTCGCGAAGGGATCGACAGTCTATGCGTCGGTCGTCGGCGACTATGAGAATTTCGCCGAGGTCAACGAGCAGGGCGACGTCAGCGCCGACATGGCGCTGCGCGTGACGCTGCCCAACCCCAACTTCATCCGCTGGCTGGCGGCGGACAAGAAGCTGATCGTCGGCACCGCGCGCGCCGAACAGACCGGCGGCCCGGCGAGCAACGCTTCGGCGGTCGGGCCGACCAACGTCGCGATCGAGACCGAGGCGACGTCCGGATCGGCGGCGATCCGCCCGGTGCTCGCCGACGGCCGCGTGCTGTTCGTGCAGAAAGCGCGGCGCAAGCTGCTCGAGCTCGGCTATTCGATCGAGACCGACCGCTTCGAGGCGCCCAACCTGACGCGCTTCGCGCGGCACATCACTCAAGGCGGGATCGTCGAGCTCGCCTGGGCGAAGGAACCCGAGCGGCTGATCTGGGCGGTCAAGGGCGACGGCAGCCTGATTTCGCTCACCTATTCGCCCAAGGAACAGGTCGCGGGCTGGCAGCGCCGCCTGCTCGCCGAGGGTCTGCTCGCCAAAAGCATCTGCACGATCACCGATCCCAACGGCGAATATGACCAGCTGTGGATCGCGGCGACGCTGGACGGCGCATGGACCGTCCTGCGCATGGTGCCGCTGTGGGAGGAAGGCACCGCGCAGGCCGAAGCCTTTTTCGTCGACGCCGGGCTCAGCTATCGCGGGGGCGATCCGGTGACGACGGTTTCGGGGCTCGACCATCTCGAGGGGCGCACGGTGCAGGTGCTCGCCGACGGCACCGCGCATCCCGATCGCGTCGTTTCGGGCGGCGCGATCACGCTCAACGATCCGGCGACGATCGTGCACGCCGGGCTGGGCTACCCGGCGCAAATCCGGACGCTGCCGCCGCCCGAGGGACAGGGCAAGATCAAGCGTCTGCCGCGCATCACGCTGCGCGTCGCGGAATCGCTGGGCCTGCGCGTCTCGACGGTCGACGCGCCGCAGCGGACGATCGAGCATCGCACCGAAGCCGACATCATGAGCGCGCCGGTGCCGCTCTTCTCAGGCGACATCCTGATCGAGAATGTCGGGGCCTATGAGCGCGGCGCGCAGATCCTGATCGAGCGGCTGCAGCCGTTGCCCTCGACGATCAGCGCGATCCTTCCCGACGTGATGGCCTCGGCGCAATGATCGCGGTGCGCCCCTTCGATCCCGCCGATCTCGGCGCGATGCGGATCCAGCCGCAGCAACGCTGCGATCTCGATCGCGTCGGCGACGCGGCGGCGTTCGCGCTCGCCGCGTATCAGGGCGGCCCCGCCTTCACCGCGATCAGCGACGGCCGCCCGCTCGCGGCGTGCGGGATCATCGAGATCAACGCCTGGCACGGCACCGCCTGGGCGGTGCTCGCCGAAGCGAAGGGACCGCATTTCGTGGCGATCACGCGCGCGGTGCGCGCGGTGCTCGAGGCGAGCGGCTACGCGCGGATCGACACGCCGGTGCGATCGGATTTCGAGGAGGGGCACGTCTGGGCGCGGCTGCTCGGCTTCGAACGCGAGGGCCGGATGCGCGCCTGGGGACATGACGGCGCGGACTGGGATCTCTACGCGCGCAAGGGAGGGATGGCCTGATGGGCGCGGCGGCACCGATCGCGGCGGTTGCGCTGGCTGTGGGCGGGAGCCTCTACAGCAGCTTCAGCCAGGCCGGACAGCTCGACAGCCAGGCGAGGATCGAGCGCGAGAATGCCCGCCTCGCCGAACTGCAGGGCGCCTATCGCGAGCAGGACATCCGGCGCGACGAGCGGCTTTCCGCGGGCGAGGCGATCGCCGCGATGGGATCGAACGGGATCCAGCTCGGCACGGGCAGCGCGCTCGATACGCTGTGGCAATCGGCCTATGAGCGCGAGCTCGCGGTGGTCAACGCCCGGTTCGGCGCCGCGCAGGAGGCGCGCAGCCATCGCCTGCTTCTTCAGCTGCTTCGCCTGCAGGCG